ATTAAACAGTTACTCACTTACTGGATACAGTAAAAAACTTAAACAGCACGCAGATAAGTATGATTTATGGGATGTAGAAATAGGTTCTGGTGCCGATGCCCCATTCAATCCGAAAGACTACAGCTAAAAATGAATATAGCCCCGTGGTCTTTCAGTAAAATTAAAGCCTTTGAGCAATGCCCAAAGCAGTTTTACCATATGAAGATACTGAAAGAGTATGAAGAAAAAGAAACAGAAGCCATGCTGTATGGCACCCTGTTCCACGAGGCGGCTGAAGAATATGTTAAAAACCAAGTACCGCTGCCACTTAAATTTGATTACGCGTTGAAGGCACTTGATCGGCTTCAGGCCAAGCAAGGTAAGAAACTATGTGAGTACAAGTTAGGGCTAACTAAAGAACTCGAACCTTGTGGATTCTCTCACAAAGATGTTTGGTTCAGGGGTATAGCAGACCTTATAATATTAGATGAAGATGTGGCGTGGGTTGTTGATTACAAAACAGGTAAGTCTGCACGGTACGCTGACAAGGGGCAATTGGAACTGATGGCTTTAGCTACCTTCAAACACTTTCCCAAGGTAAAAGAAATTCGTGCGGGGCTATTATTTGTAGTATCTAAAGACCTCATAAGAGATACATATACGAGAGATATGGAAGGTAAATTATGGGGCAAATGGCTCTCAAATTATGCTAATATGGAAATAGCTGCTGGTAATAATGTGTGGAACCCACGGCCTAGTGGCTTATGTAAACGCCATTGTGCAGTTGTCGAGTGCGCCCACAACGGGAGAAATTGATGGTTTATACTAATTCCCCTCGGCCCTATAAACGCGAATACGAATTACAAAAGAAACGTGGTGAACACGCAAATCGTATGGAGCGTCAAAGGGCAAGACGAGCATTGGACGCAAAGGGTGTCAACCGCAAAGGGAAAGACATAAGCCACAACAAACCATTACGAAACGGCGGCACTAACGCAGATGGGTATAAGCTAATGAGTCCCAGCAAAAACCGCGCAAACAATGGCAAGAAAAAGAAGAAGACATAACGCAAGGTAGTTAGGAGAACATCACTTGCAGATTATTAAGAACAAGGCGTTGCTGTTAAAGCTACGTAATCCTAAACAGGTCACTGCGGCTATACCAGAAAGCAAAGAAGTTAACGGCAAGGTGCTTGTTAAATGGGGGGTGGCTGAAACTCACACCCTTAAAGATTTAAATATTGACGTGCCATCACCTATAGAGGGACGTTACGACTGGCCCGGCCAGCACAAACCCTTTAAACACCAAAAGACTACCTCGGCGTTTTTAACCCTAAACCGCAGGGCATTTTGCTTTAATGAGCAGGGTACAGGTAAGACCGCATCCGCGATATGGGCTTCTGATTTCTTAATGAAACAGGGTCGCGTGGCGCGGGTGCTGGTTATCTGCCCGCTAAGTATCATGGATAGCGCATGGCGTGCTGACTTATTTAGTTTTGCCATGCACCGTAGCGTTGATATAGCCTATGGTTCCGCGGATAAACGTCGAAAGATAATAGAAGGCGACGCGGAATACGTGATTATAAATTATGACGGGGTAGAGATAGTCGCTGACGCCATAAGCAAGGGTGGCTTTGACCTTGTTATCGCGGATGAAGCTACCCACTACAAAAACGCCCAGACAAAACGCTGGAAAACACTCAACAAGATACTACAACCACATATGTGGTTATGGATGATGACAGGCACACCGGCAGCGCAAAGCCCATTGGATGCTTATGGTCTAGCAAAATTAGTTAATCCAACAGCAGTCCCCCGTTTCTTTGGGTCGTTTAGAGATATGGTGATGTACAAGGTATCTCAATTTAAATGGATACCTAAAGAAAGCGCCGTAGATACGGTATTCAAATCTTTACAGCCAGCAATACGTTTTACGAAGGATGATTGTTTAGACCTCCCTGACATGGTTTACGTTAAACGTGAGGTTGAACTTACCCGCCAGCAAAAGAAATACTATAAGGAATTGCGGAACCGCATGGTACTGCAGGCGGCGGGTGAGGAAATCACTGCTGTGAATGCCGCGGTCAACATGAACAAACTCCTGCAAATAAGTTGTGGGGCGATCTATACCGATAAAGGTGACACACTAGAGTTTGATATTAGACACAGGTACAAGGTATTGAGAGAAGTTATTGATGAATCAAGCCAGAAAGTTCTTATATTCGTACCCTTCAAACACGCCATAAGTATCCTGTCAGACAAACTCAGGGCGGACGGCATAACAAATAATATAATTCAAGGTAATGTGTCGGTGGGTAAACGCACTGAGATATTTAAAGCCTTCCAAGAACAGGATGACCCACACGTTCTTATAATCCAACCAGCCGCTGCGGCCCACGGTGTTACTCTCACTGCGGCGAACACGGTAGTATGGTGGGGGCCAACAAGTTCTTTGGAAACATACGCTCAAGCTAATGCACGGGTCCATCGTGCGGGGCAGAAGCACAAATGCACTGTGATACAACTACAAGGCTCTCTTATAGAGAAACACGTTTACAATCTATTAGACAGTAAAATAGACGTTCACTCTCAAATTGTAGATTTATATAATAAACTGCTTGACTAGCTAACTCCCCGTCACTAATATGCACTCTTTATAAAGATACAAAAGGTCTAGGGGTGGGTTATGACAGAAGGAAGTAGCGCTGAGTTAGCGAAGCTAACTAAAATTTTCATAAAAATCAGGAGTAAGCGCAGCGAACTTACGGCTGGATATAAGGAGCGCGATGAGGAATTACGCTCTCAACAGGATAAAATTAAACAGGCTCTTTTAGATCATTGTAAGGAACATGATGTTGAGAGTGTCCGAACTTCTGAAGGGTTGTTTTATCGTACAACTAAAACACGTTACTGGACGAGCGATTGGGAACATATGTACGATTTTATAAAAGAGCATGACGTTCCCGAGTTTCTTGAGAAACGTTTAAACCAAAGCAACGTTAAACAATTCTTGGAGGAAAACCCTGAGTGTGTCCCGCAGGGATTAAATGTGGACTCTGAATATCTCATAAGTGTCAGGAGAAAATAATGGACGCCAAATACGTACCCATCGAGGATGTTGCGAAACATCTTTCAGTTTCGATATCTACTATTCGTGGTTGGATAAGACGAGAATACATCCCGGACCACACCTACATAAAAGTGGGGAACACCTATCGGTTTTCTATAGATGACGTTGTTGCCGCTTTATCTTCTAAGCCAGATGTTGCAGAGGCGGTTAATGAGGAGTGGGAGAATATACAGCAAGAAGATTTGTAGGTTTGGGATCCATGGAACGTATTAGTTTACGTGATAAGAAGTTCAGTGATGGCAATGGGGATGTTTTGAACGTCGTTATTGTTAACGCGGCTACTATATCGCGGTCTTATTACAAGGATGAATATAATCCTGATAAAACGGTGCTACCTACTTGTTGGTCATCTGATACACAAATTCCTTCTAACGATGTGCCAGAAGAAAACCGCCAAGCACCCAGATGTATGGATTGCGTCCATAATATAAGAGGTTCGGGTTATGGAAGTAGCAGGGCTTGCAGATTTTCACAACGGTTGGCTATCGTGAAAGAAGAAGATTTAAACTACGTTTTCCAACTTATACTACCCGCTACTTCCATTTTTGGTGAAGCACGGGACGGCAACATGCCGATGCAGGCGTATGCTCGTTTCTTGCGGGATCACGACACTCCAGCTATTGCCGTTGTTACCGAGATGTATTTTGATAGTAACAGCACCACACCAAGGCTCTTCTTCAAACCAAATCGCCCTCTGGAGGATGAAGAGTTAAACGTAGTCTCAGGTATGATAGAACATTCAGACACTATTGAAGCTATTACCATAGGCTACGCACCTTACGAGGGCGCTCAAACTTCCCCGTTTGAAAGTACAGACGGGTTTATTTTCAGCAACTAGGAGAAAGACTATGGCCGATAAGCCAAAACCCATCCCTTTTCGGATTAACAACGTAGGAGCCATGTGGCCGCGCTTGAACACTACTTACAAGTTCGACAACAAGATGAAGCGGTCAGTCCCGTGCGATCCGTTTGACGACGGTGCTACCTACGAACTTAATTTTCGCATGACGAAAGATCAGGCGAAGGAACTCTTTGCGTCCATGAAGGCGGCGTACAAGGAGAAGGCCGAAGACGGCTGGCCTGAGAAGTTTGATAATCCGTTTAACAAAGACCCCGAAGACGGATCGTATATCCACAAGGCCCGGTTGAAGGGAGCCTACGGTAAAGATGCTACCAGAAAACCAGCTCAATATGACGCGGCTAATACGAAACTCGCTGACGACTTTTTATTGACCACTGGAAGTACGGTAAATATCGCCGGAACGTTTTATCCTTACCACAACAACACTATGGGTACCGGCGTGTCACTGCGATTAGCCGCAGTACAGGTTATTAAATACGTACCTATGCAGATGTCTTCTCCGTTTGAAGCTACTGAAGGTTTTGAAGCAGAAGAAGGGAACCCCTTTGCTGCTGTAGAAGAGCCGAAGGTAGACGAGTTGGAAGAAGATGAGGTTAAGGAACCCAAAAAAGTGGTTAAAAAAACCTCTGTTAAAAAAGCCAAAGACCCAGAACTAGACGCTATAGTGGACGATTGGGACGACTAGCTTTTTTAATATAACCCCGACTGCGTTAATTCGTGGTCGGGGGCTTCTCTCGGGTAAGTAGAATGAAAACAAAACAATTCTTACGGAGAGCGTTAGGAGACGGTGGCTTTTATTGTATTTTTGCATCGCATGGGGAAAAAGACCGGCGGGTGCAAAAGTTTTACGACTCTACAGACGCTCTACTAGATGCGGTATATGAATTAGACGCGGATGGGTTTGATGTTTATTTTGCGTTAGCTACGTTTAAAGAAAGTGGTTCGCGTAAAGCGATCAACGTAAAACAACTTAGATCATTCTTTCTGGATTTGGATTGCGGACCCAGTAAAGACTACCAGACTCAGAACGACGCTATAATTGCATTACGGAAGTTCTGTAAAGAAGTAGACCTACCAAAACCTTTGCTAATTAACTCGGGCCGCGGAGTCCACGCATACTGGTTTTTGTCAGAACCTGTTACACTGGAAGAGTGGGTACCCGTTGCGCAGCGCTTTAAAGATTTGTGCGCAAAATATAACTTGTTAGCAGATCCGGCAGTAACTGCTGATAGTGCACGTGTGCTTCGTGTTCCTGATACCCATAACCATAAAACCGATCCCCCCGCAAACGTACGTTGTTTTGGTACAAGTGCTCCAGAACCTATGACTATAGACGTGTTTAAAGAGTATATTGGTGAAGAGTTGATACCAGTT